AGCAACATTATTCAAATCAAGACTGACGATAGAAAACAAGTTTGTTGAGACCTACTTGAGTTATACGACTGGTCTGGATAGGTACTATGGTTTGGTGGATATTGCTATCAAAGCTGGTATATTCAAGAAGATTTCCACCAGGATTGAATATGCCCCCGGTAAAACCGAGTTTGAAAAGACAATCGAAAACAACCCGGAGAAGTACTTTACGGTTGAAGTACTTCAACAAATCGATGCTGCTTGTAAGGATGAATTTCTTTACGGTAGAACGAATAATCAAACAATAAAGGAGAAATAACTATGGGAATGACAACAAGTGGTATTAGCTCGGTCCCCTCGGCGCCGCTCGACGGCGAACCAGCTTGGGTTGCTGATGCGGTGGCTGGTCTTGATAGCACCCGGCAAGATGGTGCTAAACAGAAACCAAAAACTTTGCGCGACGATTCTGGCAGCCAGCCTGGTCTCCAGCGTATATCAGCCTCCGCGGCCGCGAGACAACGAGATAGGGAGTTCACTATTCGAACAAAGCTTGATATTTTTCGAATCCTATCCGAACTTTCAAAATTCGATGTGTTTAGACTTGATCAGATGGATGAAGTTTATGATCGGATCACAAGAAAACCGCATGATTCCAAGTAATCTCCCCCAGGAATGGGTTGATTATATATTCATGGAACCAGAAAAGAAAGACCCCACAATCCCCGTTAAAATCTTGACTGGAGACTATCAGGGTGTTATACTATGTTTTGGTACCGTGAAGCTTTATGAGGATGAGTCTGGTGACTTCGCCAGACTCAGCTTCACATATAAAATACTCAACCAACCAAGAAACAGAACAAAACATCTTATGAAGGATGCGACGTTCAAGAACTATATTGGAAGCATTCTAAATAGCACTATTTTAGGGGATGATGATGCAGACGGAGAAGGTAATCTTAAAGTATTTGATCAAGAACCAGAGTTTCGCACGAAAAGTACTACCATTTCTCAAGACTGAGTATTTTAACACAAAATCAGAAGAAATCGCTTTTTCCGTAATACGAGATTATATGATCAAGTATAATCGTCCACCAACCTACGAATCTCTTGTTATATTCATTACAAATCTTGAATCTAAACAGCAAGATAAAGATGACGCCATTGCTTTGGCGGCTGTCATTGATAAAGATACGTTTGAGCAGCAAGAGGATTGGTTGATCGACGTTACAGAAAAGTTCTGCCAGGAAAAGGCTCTTTATCTTGGTATGAAGAAATCCCTGGAAATCATGGATGGAAGTAATAGAGATAAATTAACAACCGGGGCGATCCCTCAAATTCTACAAGATGCTTTGGCTGTAACGTTTGATCCTCATGTAGGTCATGATTATTTTGAAGAATTTGAACAGAGGTATGAGTATTACCACAAGGTTGATGCTCGAATCCCTTTTGACCTGGAAATGCTGAACACCATTACAAATGGCGGTGTTCCTGACAAAACTCTCAACGTTCTTGTTGGTGGAGTCAATGTAGGGAAAAGCTTGATACTCTGCCATCTGGCTGCTTCATATTTATCGGCCGGTTATGATGTTTTGTATATCACACTTGAAATGGCTGAGGAAGAGATTTCAAAGAGAATAGATGCAAATCTTCTGAATATACCCATGGATGATTTGATGCAGTTACCTCATGACTTATATACGAAAAAGGTAAATGTAATCAAGTCCAAGACCACTGGTAAGTTGATTGTTAAAGAGTTTCCCACCGCCGCTGCATCAACCTTACACTTCAAAGCTTTGTTGAATGAACTATATCTCAAGAAAACCTTCAAACCTAAAATTCTAATCATTGATTATATTAACATTTGTGCATCATCCCGAATGAAAATGGGAGGTAGCGTGAATAGTTACTTGTATATCAAAGCCATTGCCGAGGAGTTGAGAGGATTGGCTGTTGAAATGGGACTTAGGATTTGGACTGCTACTCAGTTGACTCGTTCTGGATTTGGAAATTCTGATCCAGATATGACGGACGTGGCTGAAAGTTTCGGACTTCCGGCGACAGCCGACTTTATGATAGTAGTTATCACCAATGATGATTTGGAAAAACTGGGCCAATATATGATAAAACAGGTGAAAAACCGATACAATTCAAAGACTAAGAACAAGTCATTTGTGGTGGGTGTGGATTACACTCGAATGCGAATTTTCGACGCTGAACAGAAATCTCAGGTAAACATACAGGGAAACCAACCTGTTGTGAATACTAATAAGTTTTCGGGGATACGAGTATGACGTTAGACGCAAGAACCATGTACGAAATGGCTAAGAATCCTCAACCTTCTGATCCAGAGGTTACTGAGGATATAGACCTCTCTCGCGCGCCGGGACCCTACCAGGGCTACCTGGGAAGTTTATCGAGGCAGTCGATTCCGTCGCCTTCTGATATATCAAATGCGACCCAACTATTAGAAAATGAAGGATATTGCGTCACTCGCAGTAATTACGGTAAACTTGGCGGTGAGATTGTGTTGTCGGACCGAAATTTGCGAGACCGAAATGATTATATGGATCCTGGGTATCTTGTAGATTTTGTGAAGAATGAAATAATTCATGGTATCGGAAAGGAGATCATAAATAATCCGAATTTTCTAGAGATTAAGGTTAGACGTGATGCACTTTTCGGAGGAAAGACGATTCGATATGGAATCCGTCTACTACCCTTTAGGGACCCGTATGAGCATTTGTCGTGGGAAGAATTAGGAAAAATGTTTGAAAAGGATAATCGCTATGTATGAATACCGGAAACTGGAAAATTCACAGGAAATTCAGCTTTATGAAACCGCCACGGAGCAGGTAGTCGATGTTTTCCCCACTCATAGGGACGCTGCTCGAAAGGGAAAATTCTTCGCCCGCGGCGGCGGATTTTTTGGCTTCACCCCTGCATTCATGGCGGCAAAGGTAAAAGGTAAAGAGAGTTTATGAAAACGATCTGGAAGGTTGAGATTTTCGACCGCGAGGAGGCGTCGTTTGGTTGGGGTAATAAAGTGGAGGAAACGAAATGGTTTGCCTCCGTCGAGTTGGCGACTGAATTTATCAATGGCTTCAATAACTTAAGAGCCCACCGCGTTGAGAATTTTGCCGAGAAAAAAGCAGGTATGCCCTATGGTATTGATTTCCCTGAGGAATTCGACATTGTTTCCACACAGGAGGAAATGACCGCCCTTCTGCCCAGTCGTTTAACAAAAGCCGCTTTGGGGTCGGGTTCAAAGGCCATTGCCTGATCGGAAACCGTCTAGGATCGTCGCCCAGCGGGTCCTTGGCTTAGGATAGGGGGTGGGTACACCCTCAACCTCACCGTTCTGCGGCTCTTGGTAGCTATGCGGAAAATGCATACCTGCTATGCAAAAATAGCACTTGTAATCCCTCAGGGAAATCATTATATTTATAGTATGAGATTGAGAGAAACGAAATGACCGACTATTCAAACATTTCGGACATATTCAATGACGCGAATGGGTTTCGACCCCGCGCCGATTGGATGAAGCGATTTAACGAGTCCACTCCCGAGGAGAAGGCGGCCGAGGCAGCCACTCTGGAAAAGTATGTGGTCGAAAGCATTGGCCGGCAAAAGCGAGCCGCGGCCGCCAACCTTCGTGACTGGACGATTCGCATCAAGGAAATGATGGTGGACTTCGATATCAATCGCCAAACCGCTATTCGCTGGGATATGACCGCGTTTAATGTGAATGGGGATATCGGATTTTACCTCTACCAGAACGGTCTGCCCTACTCGATGGAATCAGAAATTTTCGCGATCACGGACTTGTGATTTGACTTTCCTGTCCTCAAGTGTTACCTTTAGTAAGTAAGATGTAGAGAAGCCCTCGGTTAAATCCCCATGGAGGTGTGCCATGTAGCGACGATCTCGACTCATCATAATAGAGTGAAAGCCGACTAACCGGGCTTGACTTTTGGTGAGGTTTCAGAGAAAATCTCCTTGCATTTTCTGGATCGCTGGACTGCTATCCGTTGGTTCCATGGTCTAACGGTGTGTTTACCAGTAGAGGGGGCCTGACACCTCTATAAAAACGAGGCAGACTCTTGGCTGGCTGCTTATAGCGCCGCCCTTTCTATCTTCTTTGAACTAAGGATTTCGCCAATGTATGATTATGATGCACCGCACAATCCTGTGGATTGGCAGTAAATGGCTACTAAGAAAAAGGGCATCATAACCCCGCCCCCTCAGTGGTGGAAACACCTGCGAGACTGGAAACGAATCTTTTGGCATAAAGAGCGAAAAGCAGCCAAAAGAGACATAACCAAGCGCATCAACGAGTGAAAAGGCAAGGTAAGATTCGGTGGTCAGGAATTCACATGAATGAAGTGGCCAAGACTGCGACAAGGTCCCTATCACTAATAGGAGCGTTTATCCTATTAGTAGGAGCAATAGAATTTAGAATGTCTTGGTTGGGTACGATTTTGGCTGCTATATCATTGATTTTAGTGCTTTTTTCGATTAAATCGGTGGAAACTACCAATAAAAACACTTGACATTCAGTTGAATCCACTATATACTATATAAATAGTAAAGAGAATAAGGAGAATTATTTTGAGGAAGATTATATCATTTGTCGCCGCCCTTGGGCTTGTTACCGCTATCGCAGCCGTTCCTGCCCAGGCTAATCCAGTTGTCATTGCTCCCGCCTGGGCGGCTGTAGTTATCATCGGAGCCGTCGTTACCGGAGCAGTTATTGCCGGAGCCGCAGCAAAGAGAAATCATTGTCGTTTCGAAAACGTTCGTAATCCAAATGGCAATCTAGTACAAGTTTACATTTGTAACTAAATGCACCTTTGCAGTTGTAGGTTCTGCGGCCAGTTCGGTTGAACCTTCATAAGTCCTCACATTTTTACGTTGCTGAGGCTCTACCGCTGAAATTTTATGGATCAGTAGCTCAGTGGTCAGAACAGGGGCCTTTTAAGCCTTTCGCCGTGGGTTCGAATCCCACCTGATCCACCATTTTAACCGTGGTACAAATAAGGGCAGGCTGGTGCCGCCGTCGCGCTGTAAACGCGATCCCTCCGGGCAAGTGGTTCAATTCCGACTACCACGGACCAGTGAAGAAAGCCATGTTAGGGCTTGACTTTTGCTGATTTTCAGAGTAAAATCAGATTATAGTTTAGATGGGAGCCCTAGCCCCGAGGTATAAGAATATATCGCTAGGAACAAATAAACTCTGAATAGAGGAGTCTGGTCGTCCTCGCCTCCCTTGGACGGAGGAGATCGCAGGTTCAAATCCTGCTTCGGAGACCAATAACCTGCTATCGTCTACAGGAAGGACACTCGGACTTTCAATCCTTGGACCTCGGTTCGAATCCGTGTAGCAGGACCAACAACGCCCTTTTAACTTTAGTGGCAGAGGCCCCGTTTTGTAATCGGGATGCGTCAGTTCGATTCTGGCAAAGGGCACCATCCATGGACCTGTGACTGGAGTTGGTACCAGAACGGACTCTTAATCCGCACCACGTCGGTTCGATCCCGACCAGGTCCTCCATTTAGGAATAATGCTCGCTCGTCTAACGGCAAGACAATGGCCTTTGACTCCATGAATATCGGTTCGATTCCGGTGCGGGCTGCCAAAACAGAAATATGATATCTACCATGAAACAGAAAAAATGTACCGATTGTGGTGAAACAAAAGATGTTTGTGAGTTCAATCATAAAACAAAAACTCAATATTCTTCGAAGTGTAAAAAATGCAATAAAGAATACCAAAAACAATACTATGTAAACAATAAAGATGTTGTTATCAATAGAAATAAAGCTAATAGAACAAGTTTACAAGAATGGCTTTCTTCTTATAAACAAACTCTAAAATGCTCAATATGCGATGAAACTCATCCCGCATGTTTGGATTTTCATCATTTGAAAGATAAGGAATTCAATATAGCTGATGCCATTCGACTTCGATACTCCATCAAAAGAGTAAAGAAAGAGATAGAAAAATGTGAAGTGCTGTGCGCTAATTGTCATAGAAAACTTCATTGGTATGAATCACGCACCGGTCGTCTAGTGGTCAAGGACGCCGCCCTCTCAAGGCGGAAACCATGGGTTCAAACCCCATCCGGCGCACCAAATTCTAGTGATCTTGGCGGGTCATTAGTGAAGTGTCTGTCTGAATCCGTGTCGTCTACTGGATAGGACCCCCTCCTTGAGGGGAACCAGGGATCGAAACCCTGGCATGGTTTGAAGAAAGCGACCGGCGCCAACTGGAAATGAGTACCCCTGACAGACACTAATATTTCTCTTGACTTTTACATCATAACCATGTATGATACTAATATAATCTCTTCGTGAGGTAATAAATGCCCTAGTATCGTCCCCGCCTTCGAAGCGGTCGTTAAAAACGTAATAGGAGTATGCAGGTTCGAATCCTGTCTAGGGCTCCACTATCCAAGGAAATAGATTATGAAGATTATTTACGAATATGAAAAAAAGGATGTTGTAGCGGGTAAACTTTGGTATTACCCAACTTTTGGTGAAGTACTTTTAACGTATGCCGACAATGAAAGTGATTGTCTTGGTGATAAGTGTGAGTTTATAACCAGAAGGTTTGGGTTGATAACCAGAAGAAACTCCTTTGTTCTCTTAAGGCCAACTATCAAAGAGGATTTCTTGAGTACTGTTAGAATCTTGGGAATCACTCATGAAATCCCTGGATGATACTCCCTACATTCGCCTTGATAAAGGTGTGTTGTGTATTGGAGAATCATACTATATCGACGTTGGATACATAAAGAATAGTAAACTTCGGTATCTGGGATACATCCAAGATTGGTATGATCATCCCTTAAGTAGTGTTGGTTTTTGGTTTTTCGCAATGCATTGGTTCTTACCTTGGACGAAACATAAGGGTCGGAACGATTTTATGATTATTAAGAGAAGGAAGTTGTAATGTTGGAATACCTGAAGGTTAAGGTGAAGTCTTTGGCTGAGGAAACCAAGATTATCGTCTTTGAGGAAAACAAGATTCGCCGGTATCTAGAAACCGTATCCGACGAAAGGTCGGAAAGAACGTTCCGCGGACTATACGCCCACCGAAAGGGTGTTGTGGCTCCTGAGCAAAGAGCAACATTTATCGCCTACGCTTTTTTGAAGGGTCGTAAAATCTCTGACATTGAGGTTTTTCCAGAGAAGATTCCTTTAACCGTTCTGCAACGAGCTTCTAAAATGGTCGATAAATATCGCGGTAAACAAGAGACCGTGAATGTAGATTTTGCCAGGTTCATAACGAATATGACTTGACAACCAGTCAAAATAAGCATATAATATAATCTACTCGAAAGTAAGGAATTTTGTAATGGACTTTAAGGGAATGTCGATGATCACTTCCATGTTTATTGAGCATGGAACTGGTCGAGTTTTGGGTCCGTCTCTACCCATTAAGACTTCCGGAAAGACGGGCTGGCAGGGACGCCCTGGCTGGGTCAAGTGGATGAACGGTGCTTGGGTCGAGTTGAAGGATCGAGCCGAGATTCGGGCGGAAGTTAGCCGACGCATGGTGCAACTCATCCCCCCGAAGCGAGAAAAAAGTTCGGATTTTTGAAAAAAACACTTGACTATCCTCTATATACCTGATATACTTTAATAATAGAGAACCGGTTTGAGGGGTAGACGTCTGGTTAGGAACCTCTCACCATTATGCCCGTAAACCTTAATTGGTTGAGTATGTCTTAAGTGATGTAGCGGGCACCAGTTCATGGTCCTATACGCATCTGTTGAGGCGAACCCACTGTCTATGGGTCGAGGAGGGTTAGATTCCCTTTAGGATCGCCATTATGCCCGTAAACCTTAATTGGTTGAGTATGTCTTAAGTGATGTAGCGGGCACCAGCTGGATGCCCGTATCCTTAAACGGGCGCACCTTATTCCTCGGTGGCAGAGCGGTAATGCGCCTGGCTGTTAACCAGAGTCCTATGAAAGTAGCGCAGGTTCGATCCCTGCCTGAGGAGCCATTCAATGCTGAATACCCGGCAATTGTCGTATTCAGAACTTGTAGGAAGGGTGTAAACAAGTACGCTTTGCTTCTGTGGTCCAAAGGATGGGCGGGGTCGTTCTAAGGCCTTTTATGTGGGTTCGAGTCCTACCAGGAGCGCCAAATGTGTTTCCTTAGCTCAGTGGATAGAGCATTTGATTACGAATCAAAAGGTCGGGGGTTCGAATCCCTTAGGAAGCTCCAATATTGCCGAGTGGTGAAGTGGCTTAACACATGCGGCTCTGACCCGCAGATTCACTGGTTCAAATCCAGTCTCGGTAGCCAATCTGCGGAAAGCCCGCGTTAATAGGAATAGGCTTGACTTTTGTTGATTTTCAGAGTAAAATCAAATGAGAATAAGGTAGCGTGGCAGAGAGGCTTATAGCATCCGCCTTGAAAGCGGAAGAACGTGAAAGCGTTCCGTGGGTTCAAATCCTACCGCTACCGCCATTACTATGATAGAATAAAGCTTGATAAGCTAACTTGGTAGAAGCGCCTGTCTGAAGAACAGGAGGACCTAGGTCGAAACTAGGATCAAGCACCATTGAAACCCAGCAGTTAGTGGAAAACGGCCATTGCTCATAACGATGGAAAAGAGAGTTCGAACCTCTTGGCTGGGACCATTATCTCCGCTCTTGTAGCCCAACGGCAGAGGCGACACACTCAAAACGTGTATAGTGTCGGTTCGAATCCGACCTTGAGCACCATTTAGGATTTGACAATGGTCGGAAAACGTGCTAATATCCTTAAGAAGTATGATAGGCTTTCAGAACAAGCTTGGTATGAAATGCGAGCAGCCATGAGTATGGGCAACATGGAAGATTCTAGAAAGGCAATACTTAAGTATTATGCTGCTATTCGAGCCTGGGATAGAATTAAAAGAACTTAGTGTTAAGCCAGTGAGCCCGGGATGGGCGCGGTCGGTTGTGAACCTTCTGTAGTAATGTTTCGAGTACATCCACTGGTACCAATTTACCTCCTATATCCCCTCACTCTTATAAGGTGCAGAAAGGGTAACTGGTTACATGAAGGTTCAACTCCTTCTGGGAGGACCAAATTTATGCTGGTGTAATTCAGTGGTAGAATGCTACCTTGCCAAGGTAGTCGTCGTGGGTTCGAGCCCCACCACCCGCTCCATCTTAGGATAAAATAATGCCTCATATTTTATTTCTTGACATTTGTTGTCGCCTGATGTATACTAAATAGATAATGCGGGTGTAGCTCAGTGGTAGAGCAACTGCCTTCCAAGCAGAATATGAGGGTTCGATTCCCTCCGCCCGCTCCAAAATTTAAGGGCCTATAGTGATAATGGAAGCACGATGCACTTGCAATGCGTCAGCGTCGGATCGTAACCGGCTAGGTCCACCACTATTATAGTTGAAGAACTTTTGCTGTTTTCCTTCTTAATCGACCATAAAAGCCGAACAGCGTCATATGGTCGACTATAATATCAACACCCCAAATAGAGGTTATCAGGTACGGGAGAAGGTGGATCATCCACCCCCTGCGTAATGTCCGGCAACGGCGATGGTTGCCATTCTGGGAATATGAAGTAGGGTTTGAGACTCGGCCGAGTTGAAAAACGTGAAAAAGCCTGTCTCATTACCTAGGTAGTTTAGAGTAAAACACCCGTTTTATCAACGTCCTTTTAGTTTAGTGGCAGAACGATGCTTTGGTAAAGCATTAACGCCAGTTCGATTCTGGCACAGGGCACCATTTAGTTGTGTAGTGAAACATGGGCTTGTAGAGGAATGGGTACACTCAGGGGTCTTAAAAACCCTGGCTCCGGCCGTGTCGGTTCGAATCCGACCTAGCCTACCATTTAATGACCATCTAATGAAGGATTTACATCATGAAATCGACTATGGGTGATAAAGACCCAGCGGAACGGTTTCCTTGCCTTCGATGCATGAAAACCTTTAATGGAGTAGTATCCGTTGTTTATCTTTTCAATAAATCGGAAAGAGGATATCTAGTCTGGCCTGATTGGGAGGTTGCATCATTAGGAGATATTTGCTCGGTTCCCTTCAAAGAAACTGAGGCTTTTACAGGTGAAATAACTCTTCATGGATCATAGCCCCCGTAGTATAGTGGTAAAACACTTCCTCGACACGGAATAGATTGCTGGTTCGATTCCAGCCGGCGGCACCATTTAAGGTAACATACAATGATTAAGGCAATGTTGTACATTCTGGCTCTTTTGTTTGGATTTTATATCGGTCAGTCTAATATTATTCAGTTAAATCCAGCGAGTTGCCCAGGAATGGGATTTGTTGAGTGTTTGTTGAAATAATCTCTTGACATTACTTCTAATACTCTATATAATAAGAGAATGAAGTTTGACAGTTGTGCGGGCGGGAGGCAAAGAGTTCTCGCTAGTCTCATAAACTAGTTAGTTCCGGGCGGTACGGAAGCAACGCAACCAAATTAGGATAGGTACTGCAAAACAAGAGACCCTTTGGGGTCATGACCTTCGGGTCATCATAGAAAGCGGTCAGCCTACGGGCCCCGATATGGCTTTGTTGAGTGTCACAGCCAGAATAAAATAAGTAAAATGCCCACAACTATCCTGTTTTTAGTACCAATGAGTATAATACAGTTAGGTTCCTTTCAGCAACCAAAGTTTACTGAAATTCAGTAACTAAAAAAATCGAATTATTATTTAATCGAAAAAGGTGAACCTGTTTTTACAAAGGAGTTTATGATGATTTCAGCGGTTATTCTCGTAGTTTCCGGAGTTCTGGGTATTGTCGAGCAAAAGCAACTTGCATGGGTTGGTGTGTTGTTAGCAGGATTTCTTGCAATACTATCAGGATTAGGACTACTTCCTCTTTAACAGATATATTTATTACTATCGGTTGTCTACAGCACACAAAAAATGTTTTGCATAACATCGACGTACAACCTGAATATTATGGAGATATAACATGAATACCTTTGTCAATTCGATTAATTCGCACCATACCTTAACAGATAATGGTATGCCTGCTCTTTCTGGTACCTCATCCCCTGTTGTCGATCTTTTTTATAAAATTGGTGCTATGCGGGGCCAGGATGTTATTCCCGATTTCGTGGCTGCTTATGTGGCCGATAAGGACTTGGCGATTCGTATTGCTCTATGGGCCCGCGATATTCGTGGTGGGGCCGGAGAGCGCCAGCTTTTCCGCAATATTCTATCCTATCTGGATAAGAACGATCCTGACGTGGCTATTCAGGTACTTGCAAAGGTACCAGAGTTGGGTCGCTGGGATGACTTGCTTTTGAATTGGACCAATGCGGCGGTCCAGACCACCGCCTTTAATCTTATCAAGGATGCTCTAGTAGCGGGTAATGGTTTGTGTGCGAAGTGGATGCCACGGGAGCCTCGGGATAAGGCCGTGGTATTGTGCCAGTTCTTTGGTTGGTCGCGCCGATACTATCGCAAACGATTGGTTGAATTGACCAAGGTTGTTGAGTCTCAAATGTGCAGCCAGGATTGGGACAACATTAATTACAGTCACGTTCCTTCGGTTGCTGCGGCTCGATACAAGAAGGCTTTCGCCCGTCATACCATAAAGTATACCGAATATGGTAAGGCCTTGGCGTCAGGCGATAAATCGGTAAAGGTTAACGCTGGTGCGGTATACCCATATGACGTATTGAAGCAAATTTTGCATTCGCCGAATATTTTTGTCGGTCCGGGTCTTATAGAAGCTGATATTAACGTTATCAATGCTCAATGGAATGCTCTTCCCAACTATATGGGTAGCGAAAACGTCCTACCAATGATTGACGTTTCTGGATCCATGTCTTTCCCTATTGGAGGTAGGAATAGTAGTCTTATGGCCGTCCATGTGGCAATCTCGCTGGGATTGTATGCCGCAGATAAGGCCAAGGGGGCGTTTAAGGACGTATATATGACGTTCAACGGATCGCCGAGCCTTGAGAAACCAGAGGGCACTATCATCCAGAAGGTGCAGCAAATGTCCAACTCGTGGGACGGTCGTTCTCAGAACACCAATCTTGAAGCCGCATTTAATAAGATTATTGCTTATGCGCAGGAAAATAAAGTGTCGCCGGCCGATATGCCAACAATGCTGGTCATTATCTCGGATATGCAGTTTGATGAATGTATTAATGACCCTGATGCTTCGGCCTTCTCTTATCTTCAGGATAAGTACAAGCTTGCTGGTTATGCGATACCAAAGGTTGTGTTTTGGAATATACTCAACGGTGGGAACGTTCCCGTAAAGTCGAATGAACATGGGGTCGCTCTTATCTCTGGGTTCTCACCAAGCATCTTTACAGCCATACTTGGATCAAACCTGGATGAGTTTACTCCAGAAGCCATCATGCGAAAGACCGTAACGGCTGATCGTTATAAATGGCAGGTAGATGAAAGCTTCGGTGACACCGAAAAAATCTATAAAATCTCTTGACATGATCGATTTTTTAGTATATTATACATACTGTATTATAGTATTATACATGCTGTATTATACCTAAATAACCTAAATAGTAAGGTAATGTCAGTGTAGCTTAGCCTGGTCCAAAGCGCCGGTCTCCAAAACCGGGATCACAGGTTCGAATCCTGTCACTTTCGCCATTATAACGGTCCCTTCGCCAAGTGGAAAGGCGATGGTTTTACATACCATCATGCGTCAGTTCGATTCTGACAGGGACTACCAGTTAAAAATTCTTGGAAGCTAGGGACGTCGAATATCCCTTGGAACAAGTAAAGCCTCGCAGGTCATAGGGCTGTAGCGATAGTGGGATAAGGACCGATGACGGTAGCCGTAACCTAAGAACGACCTTAGGTCGTATCGCTGTGGAAGTCGCGCTCCACTAGTTAAACATAATGCCTTTGTGGTGGAACGGCAGACACGCTAGTCTTAGGAACTAGTCTCGCAAGGGGTGGGGGTTCAAATCCCTCCAGAGGCACCAACAAAATGGAATCGTGCTAGAGTGGCTTATTAGGCAGTCCTGGAAAGACTGTGAACGGGCAACCGTTCCGTGAGTTCGAATCCCACCGATTCCGCCATTATGCGCGACAACTCAACCGGTTGTGGAGGCTTCTCTGATAAGGAAGTAGAGGTCGGGTTCAACTCCCACGTCGCGTACCATTTGATACCTCTAATCAAAGGTCTATACCGAGTAAAGCCTTTTTAAGTTAGTGGTTTAGACTGCACCCCTCGTAAGGTTGTAACGTCAGTTCGATTCTGGCAAAAGGCACCAACTATCTAATCCCAGTAAACTAGTATCTTTGGAGTTATCGTCGTGGCGATTATCAACTATTTTACCAATGAATATCTAACTATCACTGATACATACATAAAAGATTTGAACCAACCAACTATCACTGATACATACATAAAAGATTTGAACCGACTAACATTTAATTCAAATGTCTTGGATTTGGTGCTGGAGACTGATATCATTCTCAAAACCAAGATTCCAGAACTTCATATCCGCTCCGATCTCAACCTTGAACAGATCGTTGCAAATATGCACGAAACCATGAATCATCATAGGGCGGTAGGTTTGTCTGCTAATCAAGTAGGCTTATCCTACCGTCTTTTTGTTATGAAGGATCGAGTAGTTTGTATCAACCCGAAAATCCTTGACATGTCGACTCAAACAGAGTATGATATAGAAGGTTGCCTATCATTCCCTAACCTTTATGTAAAAATCAAGCGACCCAAGAAGATTGCCGTCGAATACCAAAATCTGGATGGACATATAGTTAACGAGAGACTCAGTTTGGAAATGTCTCGCATTTATCAGCATGAACTAGATCATCTTGATGGTATTACGATTTTGAATAGAGCCAATCGATATCATAGAGATATGGCAATTAAGAAGAGGCGAAAATGACACGATTTGTATGTTGGAATGAACCCCTATGGACTAAGGATGGTCCCATTTGTAGTGGAATGACTATGGCTCCGCCTGAGGATTGCGCTGGAGCCCAACGAAAATTCCATCCAGAATTCAAATATAAAAATGATGAAGAGGCTCTGAATGATTTCATGGTGGTGCGATGGGCCTGGTTTATCGAGTTGGTCGAACCATATCCATGGGTGCCGAAAACAACTTGACTTTACGGGTAAAATGTCATATACTTAGAAAGAAAAGAAAATGGTAAAAATAAACGACCCCAGGTATAAATACAAATGTATATAATTGCAGGGGTGACCGATCACCGGCCCGCCATTGAATCTGCATTATCAATATCAGTGAGGTATCATGACTATCAGAACAAACAAACGTACCGCGGTGGTAGCTACACCCGAAACCATATTATCCCAGTTTGGAGAAAAGTTCGAGAATCTAGGCCACCGCTTTATGTTGAAGTGGCCGCAATTCTCCATGATATTGCAGAGGATACTGAATATAGTGTAGACTTGGTGCGCCGAGACTTTGGTGCAGAGGTTGCAGATTTGGTATGGAGGTTGACGGATGAACCCGGCGGTAATCGAGCCCTACGAAAGGCTCGAACCTATCCAAAGATCAAGGCTAATAAATGGGCTGTTTTAATCAAGTTAGCTGATCGGTACATCAATACCAAGGGTTCAGAAAAAAAAGAAATGTACCAGAGAGAGTTTGACTCCTTCAAAAAGAATCTATATACTCCAGGAGTATGGAATGCTCAGTGGAAGGAACTAGAGAGGGTAACGCAGTAGCCTTTTCAAATATAAAGGAAATACCATGATTAGAAAAACGCTAAATGTTGAAGAGGTTGGTACCTTTCTAAAAGGTTGCGGGCCCAACACCAAAATATATATTGGTGGCGACAGTGAAAGGTATCGGGTCCAAGGTGTTTGGTTTGCAGATTATACCATCGCTGTCGTGATTCATATGGACGGGTGCCATGGAGCCAGGGTCTTTGGTGAAATGACCAAGGAACATGATTACGACCAAAAGAAGAATAGACCAGCAATGCGTCTAATGAATGAGGTATATAAGGTTTCTGAAATGTATCTAAGGCTAGCCGAAGTCACCAAGGACTTTGAGGTCGAGGTGCATTTGGATATCAACCCTGATGAAATGCATGGTTCCAGTTGTGTTGTTCATCAAGCTATTGGTTATATCAAGGGTACCTGTAACGTTACCCCTATCGTTAAACCAAATGCGTTTGCCGCATCTTTCGCTGCCGACCGTCTTAAGGAAGTGTTCGCCATGCGCGGCGATGATTTGCAGATTGCAAGCTAATATGCTGAAAGATTTTCTAAATTGGGTTGACAAGTCTGGCGTGGTCGTTGTTCATGATCACACCAATGAACGTCTTTTCTCAAGACCCTTGACAAACCTTGAAAAATCGTATATGATAGATAATAACATCAGTCTCGCAGAGGTTGTTTCCTGGCCTGCTACCAAAAAGGCGATCGAATCCAGGAAACTTCGCAATCTGGTAGAAGGGGTTAACTAAATATCCAATATCAATGGAAGCGTGGGCGAGTGGCCTATGCCTAAACTTTGCTAAAGTTTCGAACGGTTTACCCCGTTCCGCGGGTTCGAATCCTGCCGCTTCCGCCATTTACCTCTCATAATTCAGTGGATAGAATGCAGGTTTCCTAAACCTGACGCCGGAGGTTCAAATCCTTCTGAGAGGACCATTAACGGAGAGTAGCGGCGAGGTGTCAAACAGGCCTCGAAAACCTGGCCAACGTAACAGTTGAAGTTTCGATTACTTTACTTTCCGCCATTTTAACCATGACCCAGTGAGGTATATCATAAATATTTTCTATGTTGATACCGATCCTCATAAGGCTGCTATAGCTTTGGTGGATCGACACGTTGTCAAGATGCCTCTGGAGTCGGCTCAGTTGCTCTCCACAGCCCATCGGGTATTGGACGGTCGATTAACGGTAGGAGCAGTCAATGGCCGTAAACGCACCTCATATATACTCCCTGATTTCAGAGAATCCCTCATCTACAAGGCAACACATATCAACCATCCATCTGCCGTTTGGGCTCGCGCATCGATTGATAACTACCTCTGGTTATATGAGCATTTTGTAGCCCTGTTAAATGAATATACACATAGGTACGGAAAAGTTCATAAATGCTCAGAGTTGATACCCGGACTGAGAGATTACCCTGCAAATATCACTTCTGGTACCTTCACACCGCCTACCGTTGCGATGGCTTCAGAATTCGCGATAAGTTCTGAATCACTTGACAGTTATCGAAACTATTACATACTAGGCAAGAAGCATTTGCATCAATGGAAACTTCGCAACCCACCGGAATGGATCAATGATCTGTCGTCTGCACAATGGATCAATGATCTGTCGTCTGCACAATGGATCAATGATCTGTCGTCTGCACGGCGTTTATTGGAGAAAGTATTTAACGCGGAAGTTAACTCTCGTAATACACAATAAAAGGTGTGTAAATATTATGGAAATCAAGAAGCATTGTATAATCTTTGATTTGGATGGTACTCTGGCAGATATCGACCATAGGCGTCATCATGTGGAGAATAAACCCAAGAATTGGACCAAGTTCAATGACCTGATGATTCACGACCAACCAAATAAGGATATTGTGCGGCTACTCGTTGGTATGAGATCATATGGTCTGCCGGCCGGAGAGGCAACAATCATTGCATCTGGTCGTGACGGTAGGTTCAAAAATCAAACAATTGACTGGCTGAACCATCATAGTATTCCCTATGATGGTTTGTACATGCGTAAAGCCGGCGACAATCGACCAGATTTTGTTGTTAAGAAAGAGATGCTAGCAGAAATTCGAGAGGATGGTTTCGAACCATGGCTAGTTTTTGATGACCGGGATCAAGTGGTTGATATGTGGAGAGATAACGGGCTACGTTGCCTTCAAGTTGCACCAGGAGCGTTTTAATGCCTCCTCTGGTTTCTATTTGGATAATTTTTGGTGTTGTTGCAATTATTACCTGGGTTTTGGTAGGAATTGTGGGAATGATTGGAATTCGAATGGCCACAAACTGGAAAATAAAGCGATGGCATATCCTCGTGAGTATCATTCTTGGACCAACGGCATTACTTCTGTCTCCTTTCTTAGGAGTAATGGTCAGTATCAAAAAAGTATCCTTGCGAGAATGGTTGAATAAGGAGGTACTTAAGTAATGGAACTCATATTATATATTATATCTTTACTTTTTTTGGGGGTATTTTGGATCTTCCTTGGTCTGATGATTTCATATAGTATAAACTCTCTACTCAAAACCAATGGGTTTAACCCGAAAAATTGGTACACGGTTGGTTTATCCTTTTTTGGTCTTATACTAATTGTAGTATATCCTTTGATATGGGTAGGGATACACGTCGTCAACCGCGAAGAAACCATAAAATGGTTAAAGGATGATTGGAAAAGATTATAATGAATACCACAATCGAAATGAAGCCCGTTGACGATCCATCATTGATGGATTTTTCCAAATCAAGGACACCAAGCGCAGTCAAGACAAGACTTTGCGAATGCGGCGCGGTGCATTTAACTTTCCATGATGATGCGGATAGTATATTTGCTTCGGCTGATTTTACCACTGTTGAAGATATCGAAAGTTTCGCTAAAATCATGCAACACTACGCTAATCTAAAGAAAGAGGTGGATAAAAATATTACACTAAATATAGAAGAAACCTCTTCAACAAAAGGATAATAAAATGGCAGTAATAGTATGGCATGATAGGAGACCAGTGCTTAATGAACTAATAAAAACCGCGAAGGCCAATCCTTCTGCGGTTAATATTGCTGCTCTCAAAGCTGAAATTGATGAATCAATGTCCGATAACTCATATGTTGGCAAAAAGGGAGATATGGTTTTTGCCAAGAATAACCAAGGTCGCTCGTTTTCTGTTATGGATCAGGCTGATATGGCAATAGTTCTTTTTCGGGCCGGATATCTGTTTAATAAACCAGAATGGGTAAAACTAGGCATTCAAGTGATCGAAACCACCTGCGTCCTATATGATGATGGGGGGTTGAGACTTAAAGGTAACAATGACACGGCTTGGTTTTGCGGCCAAACAAGCAGGACTCAAAAGGATAAAGGCGGTACGTTAAATAAGCATCTTTTTGCGGCCTCGGCATTCCTTGATATTGTGGCTGCTATTGAAGATTTGGGTGATAATAACAGAAGCCTTATTGATAAGTATAGAAATTTTGCTATACAGGGACTTATGAAAATGTTCAAGGGCGATGATCTGCCTAAAATGGATGATTTTTTTATTCGTGATGGTAAAAATCCATATCTAAAGGCTTGGATTTATTACGGAGCCTCTAACGTTAATTCAAATAAGGTTTATTACCTACGCAATAAACCCAAGAATGGCAGTTACCACATTCTATGTATGAACCTTATACATAATATTGCGACCGGGGTGCAGTCGCATATTGGCTGGAATAACTTCAAGTCTGATGCAAAAGGAACACTTTCCAAACTGTATACCATTTATGATAACAAAGTGAAAGATGGCGGATTATCCAAAAATTCTAAATCTGCTCATGGAGGCCAATTCGGTAAGATTTACCATATAGACAAACCATTAAATGCCGATGCAATCGAGTGGTATAAACAGTTTTAGTTGCCTTCCCCCTTGACTTTCCCCTCATAATCTGATATTATGATAATATGATCACACAAACATTGTTTATGCTCATTGGTCTTCCTGGATCAGGCAAGTCCACCTGGGTTCGGACCTCTCCGGAGGCTTCTGGATCTCTCATTCTCTCCACTGACGATGATATCGAAGCTTTCGCCTCGGCGGCAGGCAAGACATATAATCAGGTCTTTTCCGAGAGGATTGGAACGGCTGATGCTAATATGAAGGCTCTGCTTTACTACACAATCAAAAATGACCCGGATCGTAATATCGTTTGGGATCAAACTAATCTGACTATCCGGTCACGGGCTAAGAAATTGGCCATGGTTCCCTATCGGTATCGAAAAGTTGCAGTTGTGTTTAACTGTCCTCCAGAAGTCATTCAAGAAAGATTGTCGATGCGTACCGGAAAGACTATTCCTCCGGAGGTGTTTGATGGTATGGTCGCCTGTTTCGAACATCCAAATCTCAATGAAAACTGGAATGAAATCATTTATATAGATTAACAAGGATGCACATTATGAATCATACTAATTTTATTCAAACTTTTAATGGGAACTTTTTCGACTTTGATGATATGGATTCCAATAATATTGATATCGATGATATTGCTCACTCTTTGGCCAACCAATGCAGGTGGTCCGGACATGTCAAATGGTTTTACTCTGTGGCTCAACATTCACTAAATGCCACGGCGGTCGCCCGTAATGCAGGGTTGGGATTTGACATTCAGTTTGAAGCCCTTATGCACGATTCTTCGGAAGCTATCGTGGTTGATCTTCCTCGACCTCTCAAGAGACTCTGTCCTGATTATTGCGCCATAAATGAAAATGTTGAAAGATTCATGGCCAAGAGGTTTGGATATTCCGCGGTCATGTCTCCCGAGGTTCGAGAAATCGATGACAGACTGCTTGTCACTGAATACCATGCATTGATTGATGTTAATGAGAAGAAGAGATTTCTAGAGACAAATCTAGTCAATTTCAACATGGACCCCTATGATTATAAGAATAATGGGGTTTATTTGAGTCCGACGAAGCCTTTTCGGTCGAAGGCTATATTTCTACACAGATTTGCATATTTACAATCGAAACTGTCGAACCAAGCTTAAAATAAAAGACCCGCAGAATGCGGGTCTTTTATTATCCTTTTGGTTATATAAATAACCAAAAGGGATATAAATGGCTGGTACAACATCCGAACGACAAGAATATGGTCTGGTAAAAACTATAAATGATGCTATTGATACAAATAAAGGTAACCCAGTTATTGTAAAGAGCCGGGATGCCCAAGTAAATAATATATATAGAGCCGAAAAATATGCCGGCCGGGCCGATTCAGGATCAGAACCTTATACAGACGTTTCTCTACTATACAGAGAAAACAATGCATCTAAAGTATATAATCTCTCACTAAAAGGTGAGGAGGGCGCTCCAAGTCTAGCTGGTGGTGGATTGAGGGGTATTGAAGCTATCGTTCCTGGCTTGGTTCGAAGATTTAACACCGCCATATATACTGCTCTATTAAAAGCAGGATATAAAGAAGGGGATAATATACCAGACGTTTATGCTGAAATTCCAGCCGAGGCAAAGCAAAAAATTGTCATTGGTACTGCTAATATGGGAGGACCCATTCATTATATGTATATAGGGCCTATGATGGTACTGGGTTCCTATGATAAGAGTAAGAATATTGTTACGGTAAACGGTAGTCTTATCGAATCTCTAAAGTATGCAGGATCCCATACATTCTTTTTTAGATTTAGAAAACGTCGAGACGACCAACGGTTTGATATAAAGTCGATAGGAGCGGATCAATTTCAAAGAATCTTGGGTAGGTCCTCAAAAGGTGATATTGGTGGTCGTATTGTGGTGGTGGATAAACTACCATCAACAGCTTTTAAGGTAAAAATATAATGCTAAAATTTAATCAATACATTCAAAATCTAACTAAAGAAGTATATTATTTAGAAGAAGGTTCTAAAGAGGGAAAGAATACCCATTTGGAGCATATCGATGAGTTAGTCTGGAATGGTGGAGCCGGTGGCATAAGATCAGCCATTCAATTTTTAGATTCTATTGTGTCATCTCTTTCTGGTGGTGAATCCAAGTATGGTAAAAGCATCATTACAACCAAATTCGATGGCGCCCCCGCGGTAGTAGCTGGTATCAATCCGGAAAACGGCAAATTCTTTGTTGGAACCAAGGGTGTATTCGCAAACAAACCAAAGCTAAACTATACAAATGCTGATATTGATCATTATCATCCAGGCGAAGGTCTGAATAAGAAGCTAAAGGTGGCACTGAAGTACTTTCCATCCCTGAATATCAAAGGTATTTTACAGGGCGATATGATGTTTACTCGCGAAGATTTACATGCCACGACTATAAATGGCGAACCATTGATCACATTTCAACCCAATACCATTGTTTACGCAGTTCCGACGAAATCCGAACTCGCCAGACAGATAAAAGCAGCCCAGGTGGGTGTAATCTGGCATACCAACTATACCGGCAAAACTATCGCTGATATAAGAGCATCATTTAATGTTAATGTTGGTCAACTGACACCATCTAAAACGGTATGGTTTAGGGACGCTAGTATCATCGATGCCACAGGTGCTGCTACGTTTACCGCGGGGGAAATCAAAGAAATTCGTGGTATTTATAGTCGTATTGGTAAGACATTCAATCAAATCGATGGCAAAATCTTGAATATGATTGCGAATACACCGCGATACCAAATAGAAATAAAAGCTTGGAATAACATACACATAAGACAGGGTATTATAATATCAAACACTATTGATTATGTTAAAGGACTTATTGGTCATATAAAAACAAAACCATACAAAAATGAGATGGAACGCAAAGATTTACTTAACTTTATTGTTACTAATCAAGGAAGCATAAAGTTGATGTTTGATGTTCAAAATCTATTGAACGATGCCAAGTTGAAAATTATCAGCAAACTTCAAAAAATCGAGAGTATACCCACTTTTCTTAAGACTAATGATGGGTTTAGAGTGACTGCCCCTGAAGGGTTTGTCGCGATTAATCAAGAAGGTGGTGTGACAAAACTGGTTGACCGTCTGGAATTCTCACGGGCAAATTTCACAGCGGAGAAATCATGGAAATAAAACATCACAAGTTTAATACTGGGCTAAACTTATCCAGAGTACTATTACCTCAAATACCACAAGCATTAATATCAAAGTTTATTGAAACTCTTGGACAAGACGGTATTGATGTATCAGTCGGAGATATACCCGTAAATAAACTAACCCCAAGTCAGGGAGATTTTAATCTCAATAAGATTAAGAAAATGACTGATAGTGATCAAAAAATCATCGTATCCAAAGATAACTACGTTTTGGATGGTCATCACCGTTGGGCAGCCAAGAAAAGAAAAGCAGGATCACCTGATATTTCATGTATACAGGTAGATTTGAATATTCTAGACCTTGTAAAATACGCTAGAGATTTCTGCAAAGTTGAGTTGTATGAAGGGAAATCAAGTAAAGTTATTCTAAGATCAATCACTGAGAATCGAAAAATACTAAATATATAAGTAGATTTCTAATCCTGTAGAGGGGTAATGACAAAAAAAGTAGTTATGACGTTTGGACGTTTCCAACCGCCGACAATAGGTCATCAAAAACTGATAGACAAAATAGTATCCTATGCTCACCGAATTGGAGCAGAAGGGCGCGTCTATACTTCAAAGTCCTATGATTCTTCCAAAAATCCGATACCCTATACACAAAAGGTTAAATTTCTCAAGAAGTTGTTCCCTCATGTGAATGTGGTTGAACACCATGCGGGACAAATGTTTCCTATCATAAAGTCGCTTATAGATGAAGGTTTTGATGATATAACTATGGTGGTCGGCGATGATAGAGTAGTTCTCATGAGAACTAGTATTGGTAAATATGTAAAAAAGTCTGATCGGCCGGGATTTGACCCGAAAAAGCATTTTTCCATAAAATGGACGGTTATTTCCGCCGGGGCCCGAGACCCCGATGCAACAGGAGTTGTAGGGGCCAGCGGCACCAAAGTTAGGGAGTTTGCTGCCAAGGGAGATTTCAAGTCATTTATAGCTAATGTTCCCACAAAAAATGTCATGTTGGCCAAGACGATATTCAACACTCTGAAACAAAATATGAAGGGTGTTATAAAAGAAGCAGTAAGATATACCTCAATAAATGAAGGTGTTAATGATCCTGCTATTTTCAAGGCAGTATTTTTAGGTGGCGGTCCGGGTTCTGGAAAAGATTTCATTATGAAACAGACACTCTTTGGCTTGGGTCTTGTAGAAATCAACTCAGATATAGCATTTGAATACTTACTGAAAAAGAACAGTCTAAGTTTAACAATGCCAGATTCGGAAGCTGAACCAAGAAACATGCTCAGAGGTAGAGCAAAAAATATAACTACAGATAAATCAAGACTAGCTATAGATGGTAGACTTGGTATTATTATTAATAGTACCGCCGACAATGTTAATGATATTCATATATACAAGAAAAATCTTGAGAAAATCGGGTATGACTGTATGATGGTATTTGTTAATACTTCAAATGAAGTATCCCATTTTAGAAATATCATGCGCGGTAAAATGGGTGGTAGAACTGTTCCGGAAACCATTAGGTTACCCAAATGGCAGGCGGCTCAGCAGAACTTGGAATCATTCAAAAAGTTTTTTGGATGGAATAAGTTTCATATGGTTGATAACTCAACAGATACGACCCATGCAGCCCTCACAACACAACAGCAAATAAAAGCAAATCTGGATAAAGTATATAAGGCGACGTTCAAGTTTGTAAAAGAGCCTATTATTAAAAAATCAGCACTAAACTGGATTGAAAGCCAAAAAAGGCAAAAATCTACTCCAATTAAAGAAAACTTCGAGGCCTTCCGCGCGGCTCGGCTACGCAAAATACCTTAAAGTACAATATATAAATAATAAAAAGGAAAGGTACTAATAATGTTCACAAATAATGCATTTAAGCATGATGACATGTCCCGACTTGTAGGTGATATCATCAAGAATGATACTATCCGCAAGCAGGTGCAAGAAGATTTCAATACGGAACTAGGCATTGAGAATGTAAATGCACTACCTCATGAGTACCATTCTGAATATAATCGTATACTAGAAGAAAAAGTAAGCAATGCAGCAACCGCGGCCCTAACCAATAAGTTATCAGCAGGTATGAGTAAAAAGCAGGCTGATACACTTGGAGTCGGCGACAAGGTGACGGTTCCTTCTGGTCGGCCCGGGGGCGCCGGTACTACATATGCCGCAACCAAGGGCGATTCACGATGGAGGATTGCACAACGGCATTTAAGAGCAGGTGAAGCAACGGCTAGCACCAGAAATAAAGATGATGATGCAAGTCCGGTGCCAAAACCAACTACTCCAACTCCCGCAAAAGTAGCACCTGGTGCTAGTGCAGCGGCTTCTTCGACAGGCACTCAAGTAAAAGCAAGTCCAACTCCCGCAAAAGTAGCACCTGGTGCTAGTGCAGCGGCTTCTTCGACAGGCACTCAAGTAAAAGCAAGTCCAACCGCCAAAGCTATTGCTTCCAAGACGGTGGATATTAATAAACCACCAGTACGGGCTGGCGCCGGTGCTCCGGCTGCTAGAACACCGAAAGATGCAGATGCCTTTGCAAATGCAAGGTCGAGAAAAACTCCAGGAACGATTGATAGTTCATCCAAGGTTCAAGGTGGTGGGGTTCAAGGCGCGGTCGATTCGTCCCGGGCCCGATTTGACGCTTTGCGTTCCAGACAACTAAGCAATACAAGAATGCCTGGTGCTGGTGCTGGTAAAGGTCCTGGTGCAAGCGTGGCTGCGGCCGGGGCTTCAAGTAAAAAGCCAAATATTCCAGAAGTACCCAAGGAGAAACCAACAGGTGGACTGTCAGCTGGTATAAGTACGGCTAAGAAATCAATAGGTGATACATGGAGGACTACCAAGTCTGCGGCTCAAGACGTTGGTAATAGATTCAAGATAGCCGACACTCAAGCTAATGTTAAAAAGACTATGAATAGCTTTCCGAATGTTGATAAGGCTAAAGCCGCAGCCGGACCAATACCTCCTGTACCATCCGCCTCAACGAAGGTTACACCAACATCTCCCTTAAAGGATCCAAACATGTTTAAGAGAAATATGAATCCCGGCAGCAAGAATATACTAGGACTATAATATGATCAGACGCTATCAAGTTATATTAGAAGAGGTGTTTAAGGGGGAACGCAAGATGGGTAAAACCAAAAAGGTGAAATCCTCCGACAAAATGAATACCTTATCCAAGGCTAAACCAGAGATTGTCATTAATCCAGATGATAACTCCTATGGTTCCATGATGAGTTCTGGTTAAAATGGACCGGCGATATCAACTTTTAACTGATACTCTGATTACAGAGAAGATATCGCCGTTATCTAAAATATATTGCGATATGGATGATGTATTAGTGGATTTTTCTGGTCATATCAAGGATCGTTGGAAAAAGAATATTAAGGACTTCAAAGAATGGAGAACTGAAATCCCAGGCATCGAAAATTACTGGGAAAACATTCCGGCTAGAAAAGACGCAGCACAACTGGTTTCTTTTCTAAAACCCTTTGATTGGCATATATTAAGTGCATATGCAGAATGGGATCCTCGGAGCAAGGCGGCTAAAAAGGTTTGGTGTATGAAACATTTCAACATTCATGCGGATCGAGTACTAACCGTTGTAAGAAAAGATAAGGTCTTATATGCGACAAATCGAGGGAAACCGTCTATTTTGATTGATGATTATGATAAAAATATCAAGGAGTGGAAAGAAAAAGGTGGTATAGGAATATTACATACTTCTACCTCAAATACTATTACTAAACTTAAGAGTTTAGGATTTCGATAAATATAACAGAATAAGAAAAGGAATCGAAAAATGCCATTATATGGAAATAACGACGTAGCTTCCAATACACCACTTTGGATTCTAAATCAACTAGGTCAGGGGTACTCTGCAAATAACGTTAATGCTGCTTATGGTAACGTTGTTTCGGGCATCTATACTACCAATGCAACCAAAGGTGTATTTGCTGTTAGTAGTAGAGAACAGAGTGTATTAAACGGAAACAATCAAATCAACTTACCAGCAAATGCGGCTCCAGCCCATAGCGGTTGGGTGCTAAGAACGGTTGGGTCTGGAGGTCGCGCAGGGCGAGTGCATTATGAAGTACTGGTAGCCAACCGCAGTATCAATGGTGACGGCGCAGACAACAATATATTTCCGAATACTCGTATCGGTGTCACAGGTCCATCCTCATCCAATCTAGCTAGAGGAAACGTTGTCAACTTTGTTATATCTTCTGGTTCGGAACCAGGTGGTCAGTCTCTAACATACCAGTGGCAGCAAGACAATGGAAACGTTGCTCAAACATGGGCTAATGTTGCCAACGCTGGTGTATTTGCTTCTGCAAATAGTAACACAACAACAACTTTGAGCATCTCCAACAACTTTACAGTGACAGGAAACACATTTAGAGTAGCTGTTAGTACAGCCTTTGGAAATACGGTGTTTTCATCAAACGCTGTTCTAAGTTACTTCTAAGATATAGATAGGAGTGTCCAATGGACCTAATAATCAATCCTAAGCTGGAGGCTTTATTACTACCAAAGCCATGGTTAACACCGTATATTGCATATGAAAGAGTAAGGCAACTACTAATGCCTTACTATATGACAATCAAATCAATGCACCTTTGGTCTGAACAGGCGGGAAAGATTGTTCTTCCCTTGATGCCAAGATTACGTCAGAGTGATGTTGAATATCTACATTTTGCCTATAAACTGATAAAGCCCTTTGGTTCCTATGAGGTTTCCGCGAAAATATCTGACTCTGATACGATTTCTGAAGAGGAACAGCGCGAATTTCTAGATCAGTTGAACGAAGATACCATTAATGAACTTAGTAAGAGAACACTTAGACTCTATAGAGATAAAGCCGATACACAAGCTGGTGATATCATGGGATCACTTAAGACTCTTGATGGTTATGAAGATAATAATAGTCCCTTTTCCACATTCTTAAAGAAAAAACTGAAGAATAGAAGTATTGGTTCTATCAAGGCCGAACGTAAGCTTCACGGGCCGAACACAAGTCTCACCAAGAAACACTAATAAATGCTGCTAAACTATGATTTGAATGCGGAGAACTTTCTTATACTAGCGATGAAGTCTTACAATAATGTAAACTTGGCGTTAACAGAGTTTGAGTCTGATATCAAGAGGATTAAATACATTAAAAGACTGGTAAAACAATACCAGGGGGGTTCCAAGGAACTTAAGGAAAGACTACTGCTTAACCACATAATAGTTTTATCAAATGTATTTGGAGTGGAGTTTACCACCAAAATGTTATTTTATAAAATGGATGAGAAAGATTGGAATGTTATAAAGGTCTTTCTCCTCTATCTTGGTTACCTACCAGATTACATTAGTTCGGTTAAGGGAACCGTTATTAACTGTAAAGAAATACCTTTGGATATGGATGTTGTGGAAAAATTGAGAAGAATATAGCCCGCGGAGCATTAAGTTTAAGTAAATCAAAGGGTTGTAACGGTTTCTTAAAGTGATACATTAAGAAATTCTGCTAAGTTTTACTACTCCTCCTCACTCCGTTCGTCGTCGTAGGGTTTTATTTTCTAACGTTATCTAAGGTCTTTAACGTTAAACGTTTAAGAAACGTTATCTAAGGGTTTCTAAGGCCTATTATACACAAATCAAAAAACCATGTCAACCCTCTAAATGGAGTTATACATAGAAAATGTCGAATATTGAAGAAAAATTTCACCCTATAACTAAAAATATCATGAGAAGGTTAAAGAGGCAAGTAACTAAAACAAAATCTGATGTTCGGAGGGCGCTAAAACCTGGTAAGTCGATGATGGATGAAGATGCGCCCGCCAATGCCGCCGGAGGTGGTAATATTGCAGGTATCGGGGTGGGATTAAAGGGCGAACCCGGTATTTCCAGTAAAGTAAGACCTAGGGTCCTTAGAAGAAAAGCTATAGGAAGGATATAATATGACAGACGTTCAGCTAACACCAAAAGTATTACAGGATTTATTCATTGTTAATGGTTATAACCTCGGGAAATGGGGTGCTGATGGTACATGGGGAGGACTCACTGAAGCGGCGGTAAAGGACTGGTTCAAAACTGGTCATGATCTTCTCAATCCCAAGACAAAGCCAGAATCAAAAGAATTCGATAATAAGGCCTTCTTTGATGTTGTTAGAGCCGCTGTCCGCGGATTAACTGTATCTCAGGTTGAAGGATTCAACCATGTATTGGATGAATGGAAAGTTCGCGGATGGACGAATACTCAACAGTTTGCCTATGTCCTGGCTACGGCTTGGTGGGAATCTGGAAGAACAATGCAACCGGTAAGAGAAGGTTTCTACATTTCACCAACCTTTGCGGGCGCGGAAGCATGGAGAAAGAGAAATCTCAGATACTATCCCTTCTATGGTAGAGGTCTGGTTCAACTAACTTGGGATTTCAACTACCGCAAGGCCAGCCAGCTTTATGGTGTTGATTTTATTAAAAATCCTGATCTAGCCCTCGATCCTGTATACTCAGTCAAGATAATCTTTGATGGAATGGAAAATGGCTGGTTTACATCCAAATCGTTGGATGATTATATCGATGATATGGATGAGCCAGATTCGGAAGACCTACGAGAATTTGTAAATGCAAGAAGAATAGTAAACGGAACGGACAAGGCTGCTGATATCGGTAAGCTTTCTCTAGTATTCGAAAAAGCTATCAAAGCAGGAAATGGAGAGTAAAAATGGCAACCTTGGTCGACAAGAAAATAAAAGTAGACAAGATACTTGGTGATGCATTCAAAATAGCCATAACAAAGGCCTTGGGCCCTGGCGGCATGGCAGTGGGTATAGGTGTTGACGTTGTAAAGGCTGTAACATCCAATAACAAAAAAGCACAAGAAAATGCGAAGGATTCTGTAGTCGAGAAGGTTACTGATACCTTGGTGGAGCAAATCGCCAAGAACCCAGCCCTTATCAATCAAATGAACTTGGAAAACCCCGTATATAGTCGTACGGCTCAAGGTGGTCTAACCGGGTTGCTTGTATCTGCATATATGCTTTATAAGTTTGGTTGGCTGGTACCCATTGACTCATGGAATATTGACATTGTATATCCCGCATTTATTGGTTTTACTGGTAGTGCTTGGGTATTATATGGTAGATTGGTCACGGGACTACCACCAGCATTTGGTTGGATTAAATCATTATTCGCTAAGAAAAGTGTCTAATGTCTATCCCTTCAAATCGGCAGTCTCGGAACCAAAATCAATCGAATCAAAATCAATCGGATCGGTATCAAACCCAATCGGATGGCTTGGACGTGGCTATAGCAAAGTTGGAAGTAAAAGTAGAGAGTCTTGAATCCAACGTTCTCGCCATGCAGAAAAACATACAGGAGATAAGAGATACATTAACTGGAGTTCGAGGTAGTTGGAAGGCTCTATTGGCTGTGGCTTCCATATTGTCTGGTATTCTAATAACAATAGGGATGAAGTTATGGGATGCATTCGGCGCTATTTCACCAAAATAATCAGTTATATAAAATATTTACTTACTGTAATCCTAACCGTAACAGTATTTGCGGTTCTGGGATCGCTGATGGTTACGGCACTTTTCTGGGTCGCACCAAAAATCGAAGCATCGTACTTTCCAGTTACATCTAACTTGGAGTTTGTATATATTACCGAAAATGATAGTGGTGAGTATAAAATATACGGTGAGATTGATAAAAATCGATCGTGTGTACTTAAGTCCATATCCATGATAACTTATGATCGGGAAGGCGACATTATAAGTATTCCCGTATATCGTTTTGATTGGAATAAAACATTAACCACTGGCGTTTCGGTTAATAGACCTGTTGGTCATAGTAAGTTTGGACCATGGTTTATTCCGATACAAAATGTGCCCCATGATTTGAATATAGAAGTGAATATTATTTTTGAATATCAATGCACTATCCTTTGGAATACCATTGAGATTTATGGTCCGATAAACTTGAATTCGGTTCCTCGGGTTGCCCCCGAAAATCTCATAAATCCTTAACATTTCGCTTGCTTACCCTCGCATAAAAGAGTATACTTAACCTCTATATGAGAGGTCGGAATGTCGTTAATCATCGATACCATCTATATGAACCGACTGTCGCCGCGCCTTGAGGGGTGTAAGCGTAAGTCGGAATTTTTGTGGATTTTTCGCTGCCCCATTTGCGGGGATTCACACTCAGATAAAACCAAAAAGCGAGGTTATGTATACCGAAAGAAGAACGATTTACATTTCTTCTGTCATAACTGCGGTGATGGGTATTTCTTCAATAAGTTCCTAAAACGAGCCGATCCTCCTTTATATGGCGAATATCTTGTTGATACCTTCAAGGATAAAGGTACTTACCATGAAAAGAAAGAACCTGTTAGTGTACCGAAGTCAAATATTTCCTTTCCAACCAGAATTAATTTACCAAAAATAAGCGAGTTATTAGAAAATCATTTCGCAAAACAGTTCCTTATCGATAGAAAAATTCCAAAGGAATGGTTTCCTCGACTATATTTTTCTAGTGATTTCGGGTCTTTCGTTAAGGAAATGGTCCCTGATTATGAGACGAAATCCTATAATATAATCAATGAGTTCCGTATCATTATTCCGATCTATGATGAGCAGAAAAATCTGGTGGCTTTTCAGGGTCGAGCGTTAATGAAATCGAAGGCTAAATATATAACAATCAAGATCGATGCCGAGTCTGTAAAGATTTTCGGTATGGATACAGTAGACTATTCTAAGCGAGTATATGTTGCTGAAGGTCCGTTTGATAGCATGTTTCTACAAAATTCTGTAGCAACTTCTGATGCTGCTATTTATAAAGTAGCCTCTTTGTTTCCTACAGCAACGTATATTTCCGACAATGAGCCGGATAATAGAGATATCAAGAGAGTAATGCGGCGCATTATAGACTTGAGCTTGGAGCTTTTTATCTGGCCGTCCATGCTAAAACCATTCAAAGATATAAATGAAGCCATTAAAGCAGGCTATACAAGTAGTCAGCTTATGAATATTATTGATAATAATACCTTCAGGGGGCTGAATGCCACTCTGGAAATGCAGAACTGGGAAAAGGGAAAATGAATAAAGTGAAGAAGGAGCGGGACAATATCAAGCATAAAATTCAAATGCTTGAGGAAAAAATGAAAGTAAAATCAGGATTGGTAGACCAGAAGATCGCTGGTGATCTTTCTCAACTATACCAGAAACTAGCTGAAATAGATAAGAGGTTGGCCAATGACAATCATCGCTAAAGTAATATGTGATTCTATCTCACCCGAAGGTAATAGACTTACGACATTTCAATTGAGATATCCTAGATTTATCCATGCGGAGTTTATGACCCACCGTGTATTTTCTAGAAATGCATCTTCCAGTAGGGCTATACCTGTCAAGAGAATGATACAAGATATCATTGATGATCCAGTATATCCTTCTCATTGGGGTAAGAATCAGAAGGGTATGCAGGCCCAGGAAGTGTGTTTTGAGGACGTACTTATTGATAATGTCAGATTAACAAGGGTGCAAGCCTGGGATGACGCGCGGCAGTTTGCCATAGAAGCCGCTTTAGGATTTGATGAAGCTGGCTACCATAAACAAATCATCAACCGGCTCTTGGAGCCATTCTCTCATATCAACGTCGTGGTTACTGCAACAGAATGGAACAACTTTTTCCATCTACGATGCCATAAAGACGCCCAACCAGAAATGAGACTTTTGGCGGAGGCGATTTTTTCTGCCAGAGATGGGTCTACACCAAAGAACTTGCAAAACGGAGACTGGCATTTACCGTATGTTAATAAAGATGACTGGACTGATATCAACGGTGGTGGAGATATAACTTCAGACCAATATAATACAATGATTAAACTATCGGCGGCGCGTTGCGCAAGAGTCTCATACCTTACAACTGAGGGTAAGGTACCAACACTCGCGGAAGACCTTTCTCTATACGACCGCTTGGTGGGCTCCGAGCCCATTCACGGTTCTCCTTGTGAACACCAAGCAACACCTGATATGATTCAACAGCATTTGCACGGGAATTTTACTGGGTGGATTCAATATAGAAAAACATTACCAAATGAAAATATAGAAGGATAATAAAAAAAATGACAAGTAATAGCCTACCGACACTCTACCAAGAATACATCCACAAATCCAGGTATGCGAGGTGGTTGTATGATGAAAACCGCAGGGAAACTTGGCCAGAGACAGTCCATAGGTATATCGACTTCTTTAAGAATCACGCAAGTTCCCGGTACCAGTTTACCGTTGATCAAGCATACTGGGACGAACTAGAAGAGTCTATTCTGAATCTTGATGTAATGCCGTCGATGCGAGCAGTAATGGTTGCAGGGCCAGCATTAGAAAAAGAAAACGTTGCATCTTACAATTGTGCTTATATTGCAATTGATAACCCTAGAGCCTTTGATGAGATACTATATATTCTAATGAATGGAACTGGTATTGGATTTTCGGTTGAACAGAAGTTTATTGACCAACTTCCCATCGTAGCCGAAGAGTTTTTCTCCACAGATACCACAGTTATTGTGGCTGATTCCAAGCTGGGTTGGGCCAAGGCTTTCAAGGAAATCATTCATTTACTTTATAGTGGACAAGTTCCCCGTTGGGATATATCCAAGGTAAGACCCGCTGGGGCACCACTTAAAACTTTTGGTGGTAGGGCTTCCGGACCAGAACCCTTGGTGGCTCTTTTTGATTTTACAGTTAAGGTGTTCAAGAATTCGGCTGGTAGACGATTGACAACGATGGAGGCCCATGATATCGTTTGTAAAATTGCCGATATTGTTGTTGTCGGCGGAGTCCGAAGATCCGCATTAATATCACTTTCGGATTTGAATGATGATCGAATGAGAACAGCCAAATCTGGCCGATGGTGGGAAAAGGATATGCAGCGGCGACTGGCCAACAACTCCTTTGTTATAAATGAGCCCCCTGGTATTGGCATTTTCATGAAAGAATGGTTGTCGTTATATGAGTCTAAATCGGGGGAAAGAGGTATATTCTCTCGTGAAGCTTCTAGGAAACAGGCAGCAAAGAACGGCCGGCGTGATCCAAATCAAGAATGGGGAATAAATCCTTGTTCCGAAATTATTTTGCGGTCGCGCCAATTTTGTAACCTAACCGAGGTTGTTGTCCGCGCAACGGATGATGAGGTTTCACTTAAACGAAAGGTACGGCTGGCTGCGATCCTTGGTACTTTCCAATCAACACTTACAAACTTCAAGTATCTAACCAAGAAATGGAAGGAAAACTGCGAGGAAGAACGTCTACTCGGTGTTTCCTTAACCGGTATTATGGATAATGAAATACTGAATGGTATTCGTGGTAGTGCAGAACTACCAGATATCTTGGAACGAATGAAGCAAGTAGCAGTTGATACCAACAAGGAACTAGCCGAAAAACTTGGAATCAATCAATCGACGGCTATAACTTGCGTGAAACCATCAGGAACGGTCTCTCAGTTAGTTGATTCTGCTTCTGGTATTCATCACAGACACTCACCCTTTTATATTCGTACAGTGAGAAATGATATCAAGGATCCTCTAGCCTCAATGATGGTTGATCTTGGTTTTCCCTATGAACAAGACGTTACTAATCCTCACACTCTTGTTTTCTCTTTTCCTATCAAGTCACCTGAGGGTGCGGCCTGTCGTGATGATTCAACGGCTATTGAACAGTTAGAGTTATGGCTGATCTATCAAAGGCATTGGTGTGAACACAAGCCGAGCGTTACAATATCAGTGAAAGAGCATGAATGGCTTGATGTTGGAGCATGGGTTTATAACCACCTTGATGAAATGTCGGGTGTATCATTCTTGCCATATTCTGATACAGTATACAAGCAAATGCCATATACTGAATGCACCGAGGAAGAGTATAATACACTGGTTACAAAAATGCCAAAATCTGTCGATTGGTCAAAACTCTCTGATTACGAAAATATCGATACCACAAAGGGAGCGCAAGAGTTGGCTTGTACTGCTGGTGGTTGTGAAATATAATGTCTCTTTTTCAAATAGGAAACTTTACATTAGCATCTGGCGAAAACTCCACTTGGAAAATCGAGTGTGATGCTTTAACTTTATTGGATTGGCAAACTCTCGCAAAAATGATAGCCGAGAGGTGTGAGCCGTTCGGTGATGTTATTGGTGTGCCGAGGGGCGGTTTGCCTTTAGCACAAGCCTTGGTACCTTATATTACTTCAGGTAGAAGGCTGGTGGTAGATGATGTTTTCACAACAGGTAAAAGTCTCTCGGCCATAGTAGATAAGAATGATATTGTATGGGTAGCCTTTGCTAGGAATCAATGTCCAAAAGGTATTCATGCATTATTTCAAATACACGAATAGGTATTATCTCACATCTTAGGTGCGGGATAATCAGAGCCTTGATTATGGCTATATAATGATATAACTATAACCAAGGAGGTTCCTTTTGAGTACCAAGCACGTCAATACAATATTTTGCCCCTCATGCGAGTCTACGTTTAAGTTGAGCTATACTGAGAGAGATGTTTCGGGACATTCTAAATTTTGTCCCTTTTGTTCGGACGAACTATTCAGTAATGAACTGGAAGAAGAAATCACAGAGGATGTTCTAGATTATGATTAAATAAAGCTAAATACTCGCAAAGAGGAGTATTATGTGGCTTTACCGAGATAAAGAGATAACATCGGATGAAATAGAAGGTTATATTGGCTTTGTCTATATTATAACCAACACTGTTAATGGTCGTAAATACATAGGAAAAAAGGTCTTTTCCTTTATAAAATCCAAAAAACTTAAGGGAAAGACCAGAAGAACTAGAACAAAAACTGAATCTGATTGGAAAGACTATTACGGGTCAAATAAAGTCCTCCAGGCGGACATTGAAAAGCACGGAAAAGATAACTTCTCCAGACAAATCCTCCACTTATGTAAAACAAAGGGTACGGCTTCCTACCTGGAATTGAGAGAGCAAATTCTCCAAAACGCCATAGTTGATCCAGAATTTTACAACGACCAAATCTACGCCAGGATTCACCGAGCCCATATTAAGATTTGACATTGAACCCGAATCGTGATATACTTCCATATAGTAAGAGAGATATCACGTTATGGATTTTACCTCATATCGCAATCAAGTTGCGGCTCATTTCTATCTAATCGACGGTGAGTCTGCGGACGCCGCTTCATATCGACCACGAGCCGACCGTTTTCTGCGAGCAGTTAATGAACTGTGGTCTATTCTGGACGTTTTTGAGACGGTGGATATCCCCGACGCGGAATTGGAAACCAGGCTCCAGGAGCAGTTTTATAACGTCGGTAAGAAGTTTTACGGAGAGGACAAGCCAACCCTATTGCTTTGGTTTCGAGACCTATATACCCTTCTACGGGATCAACAGCAAGGTCCGCGAATTGGTGCTTATGTAAAGATTCTTGGTATTGATTTTTTCCTCGATTTGCTGCGCCGAAACATTGAGAACCCTTTTACAGCCAAATATGAAATGACTATTTTAGGACTTGATGATGGTTTTGAAGCTAAGTTTGAGGGACTCCAACCAACTGAACCGGGTGTAAATTTTCCGATTAGAGGACCAAAGATCAATGACGCTCCACGAATTTCGCAAACTAACACAATATCTGCCGGGTGATACGCACTTGGCGCGTCAGGGTGTTGATAAATCGTTGTCTTTTCAGGATGCTCGAATAGCCAAGGCTGATATCGGAGGATTTTCATCTTGTACTGGGTCTGGTAACTATTTCTTCGAAAACCCCAAGGGATCAATAGAGGTTTTGATTTTAGATGATGAATAATATTCAAGATATTCCTGTTTCTCAAAGAGAACCATGGGCCCAGGTAGTAACGATTGTTATGCCTAAAAGGGTTCTGCGAGAGGTGTATGGTTTTACAAATGTGGTCGGTTTTGATGAACCTATCACTGTGACGGCTCATTCCAACCTGTGGCGCCAGTGGCTTGGTATGCCTAAGGAGACTCTATGATCTATTATGCAATTGAAATATCAGACTATTTGAATAAATTTTAAGGAGACTTCAAATGCCCCATCCACATAAGAATAAACCCAGAACCGGGAGAAGAAAAATCGGTTCAAAGAAACGCCGTGCGGCCGCAAAAAGAAGTAAGAAGTAATGGAATTTCTTCTTTTCAGTAAATCAAACTGCATTTGGTGCACTAAAGCGAAAGCACTATTTAATGAGGGTAAGTTATATTTTGAGGAATATGTTTATCCCGATGACTTTACCAAGGAGCACTTGCTTAGTCAGTTAGGTCTATCAACAAACAGTAAACTTACACTACCACAAATCTTCCTCAAGACCGAGGTTGGTATTACCCATATTGGTGGGTTTCAGGAGTTAAAAAAATATGTTTCAGGATTATCAGAAATTTAGTGACGTTGAAAAGAACTTGGCCTCAATGACCAAGTCCTATCAAGATTTTATGAAAGAACCAGTACAGGTGTATATGGCTTTTATGGGGGATCTTATGAATTTACCCGAGAATATCAGCAAGAATCTTAGCCGCGGAGCCGGGCCCATAGACTTTTCTTGGGGGAACCCTCTCGACTTGTCGTTGCGTCAGGTGATGCAGAAGTTTGGCGCCCCGATCTAGGTGCTAGTTTGCGTTCCGTGTCCGACTTAACTCTCTCGCCCGCTTCGGCCGCCTGAGTTTGTCTCTTGGCCTGGTGGGTGAGTTTTTTAGCTTTTGCTTCCAAATCAAGAGTCGCAGGGCTACTACTATATTTTTTTCGCTTCTCCTCGGCCGCCGCCGTGGCCTTTGCGGCCTGGTGTTTTCTATCTGACGCAGTTACCTTATGTTGTGAGATTTTGTAATCCAGAACAGATTTATTGGGTCCTGCATCCTTACCATCAGCCGTTCTGTTGGTACCAGCATTTTGACCTGGAGCATAAAACATTGACTGCGGGTTCCAGTTTTTTTCCCGGCTCATACGGCGGGCCTCTTTCAGGAATTGAGCAAAGGTAATATTCATTTATCATTGTCCTTTATTGGTTAAACATCAATGATATTTATCTTTTTCAAACTCGCTATGCGGAAAATGCATACCTGCTATGCAAAAATAGCACTTGTAAACCTCTTTGAAAAGCATTACCTTAAGTATGTAGATTGAGAGGTATGAATGGCTCGAATCAAAAAGACCAAGTCCAAGGCGGCGATGAACCGCCTTATCGTGAATTTGGAGGTCAAGCAAGGCCGGCTTGCCGAGCCCGACTGGAAGGTGGCCGACGAAAAGACTCTCGGTGCTGCCTACCAGTTTTTCCATAACTATTATGACCCCGAGGACGCTCTTCAGTTTCTGGTGACGTACCTCAAGTCCGTCAAGTTTCCTAAAAAGGATTTGGCATCGATCCAGCGCGCGGGTAAGAACGACCTGATTTCAGTCGGCACATCCCTTGGCTGGTATGCCCGCCTCTTGATTAAGGGGGCCAAGCTTCCGGATGAAACCAAGAAGCGGTTTAGCCGTTTGCTTTTCGCGTTGGTTGACCGTATGGCAACCAAGGCCGAGGTCGTTTCCACGGAGCCGGCTGGGCCGACCATTCAGGATCGCATCAAGAACCGGGCGGACGTGGTGATCGCCCAGTTGGAAGAGGCTATTGACGCCTTCACCCGCAAGGGGGTTGAGTTTGATGCCACGGCTTTCGTCCGTAAGAATGAGATTTCCCCGCCCGTGGCCAAGTTTGTGGTGGATGCGCTGACGCCATCCTACGGTGAGTTGGTCGAGGTCGCGACCAGCAAGGACCCTCAGTTGAATGAGGCATATGCCTTCCTCAGCAAGGTCGCGCTTAAGAAGCGAGTGGCTTTTCAGAAGGGCATCATCGATGCTTTTTTGCCGTCCAGCCCTGCGATTGCAGCCAAGAAGGTGAAAAAGCCCCGCGTCAAGAAGGCCAAGACAGCCGCAGAACTGGTATCCAAGATCAAGATCGGCACCGTTTTCGGAAAGTTTAAGAGTGTGCCTCTCGCCAAGATTGTGGGAGCCGAGCAGGTCTGGGTGTTCAACACCAAGAACCGAACCCTCGGTGTCTACCGGTCGGAGTCTCCCAACGGTCTGTCGATTAAGGGATCGACATTGATTGGATACGACAAGACCGCGGCGATCGGTAAGCGGCTGCGGAAGCCTGAGGACGGACTTCAAAAGGTCTTGGATGCAGGCAAGGTCGCCTTGCGGACTCTCTTGAGTGAAATCAAGGCGGGCGAAAAGACCTTGTCTGGCCGCTTAAATTCTGATATAATCCTTGTACGGATCATGTAGTAGAGATAATAATGTTTAAGATCACTGGAAATAAGGGTTTTCACATGACGTTTTCCAACGGCTGGACGGTCTCCGTTCAATTCGGACCTGGGAACTATTGTAACAATCGAACTTCCAATCCTATGGACCTTCCGATACCGGAGTGTGGAAATGCAGAAATCGCCGCATGGGATATCAACGGTATAATGCATGATTTCGGACAGGATCATGTGGAAGGCTATGTGGAGGCCGACCAGGTGGCCGACTTCATAACCAAGATTGCAGGCAAGGAAGGTAATGAAATAGGTCGTATTACATTTAATGAAATATGACCACTTTTAACCAAGATTGCAGCCAAGGAAGGTAATGAAATATGACCACTTTTAATGATGATTGCGAACCGGCTCTTGCCGTCCCGGCGTCGGCCGATAGACGAGACGCCCGGTCCATTGCGAGGAGTATCGTCACCAAGCATGTGAAGAGTTTTCAGCCCTTGATCACACATGGTGATATGATTGATGAGATCGAGGCGGCCCTGCTCACCGAGCGAGCGCTCCGGATTGAATGGCGGTCGCGCGATGGCCAGGTCACCACCAAGGCGCTGACCAATGGAAACTGGGCACCGTCAAAATTCGGCCGCGGTGAGGCCGACACCAGAAAGCAGGGTGAAGGGGATGGCTTCCCTGAATATCGCACCGGCTTCCTCATCGGCCTGGTCGGCGCCCTCGCCATCGTCGTCGCCGG